CGCATCCCCAATTCGGGCTTGCGATCCAGCGCGTCCTTTTTCGACAAGCGCCAAATGGTTAATGCGAATATCGACCATTTCAAAGTCAGCATCCACACCATCACGGGCGGCAACGATATTAGCCGTGTATCCCATTGAAATTTCTTTGTGCGTAGTTTGTGCAGCCGTTACAGCGGCAGCATCCTTAATCATTGGGCTAACTACAATCCAATCGCCGTCCTGCTTAAATGCATCCCCAACATCGCCAACAGCAAATTGAGTGTAGTTGTCCGAATCAACCATAACGCTAGGGTGATCAACAGTAACAGGAACGCGGGTAATGCTAATCAGCGTGTCTTTATGAAATACCTGATCAGCGTGGCGATACACACTAACCACGTCATCACGGTCAAATCCAGCAGCAATAGCCACATCGCCCAACTCCGACGCGCGGTAGTTCTGTGAGCCAGTTCGCGCTACTCGGCTAGTCGCAATGAGATACCCCTCTTGCGTCTTTTTAGTATCTCCAATTTTTGCGGCATCATTAAATCTAATCATGCCGACACCGTATCATTTTCTGAATCAGATTGCGAACCAGCGCCAATCACATCACCCTCATCTCCGGGATCTTCTAACACACCACCACCATCAACCCATTCCTGATATGATTGCTCCAAACCGGGAAAGGCGTTCAACTCAATAAGCCATTGCACAGTCGGTCCCGTTAGAATATCAGCGGGCATGGCTTTAGATTCCACAAGCGTTTTAACTGTTGCCGCTACTTTACTTGCAGACTCAACCCGCTCTTTTTCGCTAGTCTCTGCCAGCGGCAACCACTCAACAAAGATTTCCTCTGGCCGCGAACCCAAAGCCGAACGAATAACCGCCTCATTCAAATTAAAGCAGGAATTGGTAATTTCATTGCGCTGAATACTAGCGATATTCTCATGGTAAGTCAGAACATCAGTTTCGCCGTTGCTGCCCAATCCACCCGCGCGACCGTAAACAAGCGAATACGGAACCTCAATCGCCGCGCAATAACCCCGGCGGAAAACTTCTACAACATCAGGAAGGCCAGTAAAGCTAGACTGCTTCTGTTGGTAATCTTCCTTAGTCATATCCTTAACGATGACTTTATTCGTCCGCTTAAGCTGACTCATTAAAGCATATCGCGCAATAATTGCCCGCTCCGTCACAGGGTCTTGAACGGCTTCCATCAACCCTTCAACGCCCATAACGTCAATACGCGCCTCAGTGGTTAGCTCCGATACGTTTTCCTCAGCGCGTTCAAGCCAAGTGATCGTATTCCAAAGCAACGCCAGATCAGAAGTGCCAATGCCATTATTAGGATCAGGATTGCGAATAAACTTAGACATACGGCTAGGGTGGATGCGAACAGCTTCGCCCGCATTAGCTGTAACTTGATACCATAGCGGCTGCATATAAGTCTGACTCATGGGGTCAATATCCCACGGCCCTTTCATCACATCAGTGATACGCAGCAGGTTAATAAACCGCAGGCCGTTCTTTTTGACCGACTCATAATCCATCGGCATATCTGCCGGAGTGCCGTCATCCATATAGATGTAGGCTTCACCGTCTAGCCTTGCGAACGTAACCGCGCGTTGCTTAACCTCGCGCAAGTTCAGCCGCCGTTCAGTTTGCGTCAGCAGGTTCATCTGTTGCGGATCAGCACCTCCCCAAGTGTAACCCTTCCGAAAGCAATCCTCTGGAATGCGATCAACAGCCACGCGCGCTAGAATATGCTCAGTGTAATATTTCCGCCACTTCGCAATGTCATAGATATTCCATCCGCACGAATCGGTATAGGCAGACGGCATCCGAAGCGTCATGCTGGACAGTGAGTCGCGCACCTTCACCGGGGCTGCATCTGTAACTTGCGTAGGTTTCTTACGAGGTGCCATTGAATACCTGTTGACAATGATGCGTAGGGTATGCTATGTGGTGGGTAGTAGCAAATCAGCGGAGGACAGAGCGTGGACGGCCAAAGTATATATGAAAAAGACTATCCAGAAGGCGATAGCGTAGATGTTGTTGTAATTCATAACTACATCAATATCAATGTTGTTGATACTATTGATGAGGCTGCGGGAGGCTACATTACGCTGACTAAGGGTGAGTCTCTCGATATCGCCCGCGCAATCCTAAACCACTTCAAGGAGCAACTATAATGCCAACCGACTACATCCGCGACACCATCTATGAAAAGAATGGGGTTGCAGTTACCGTGGACGCAAAGAAGAATCCGAGCATCTGGTTGAATAAAAGCCGAATGATTGCATTGGATAAGGATCAGAGCATGGAGATTGCGCTGGCTATTTTGAAGGCATTGGGGGATAAGTGATGGGTGAATACCGTGAAGAACCAGTTTACATCATGGAAAACAAAGACATTACCGCATGGTGGGATGGGGAATACCTGACTATTGAGGATAGTGGCCGCGATGGGATTGCGCTTAATAATGATGAAGCTATTGCACTAGCAGAGGCGATCATGACGCATCTGGGAGGCCCGCTGTGAACCACCGATTCGAATCAGGCGACTCATTCCTGACATTCACGCGCGACGGTAAATACCTGCGCGTATCGTTTGATGATGGGGGTTCACGTATGCCGTGCGATGGACTGCTAACCGAAGATGAGGCGCTTTATCTGGCGCGGGAAATTATTAAGGAGTTTGGGGCGTGAGTTGTAATACATGCAGTCACTGGGCTTTAGTTACTGACGCTTGGGATGCACCTAAAGGATGGGGGCGCTGTGGTGCATCTGTTGAGTTATGGGAGATGACACAGTGGGATGAGGATTATGAAACTCAAGTGATAAAGCCTGAATATGAAAATACGATGATGTGCGCTTGCGATGGGTCTTCATATCGCGCTGATGTATACACTCGACCTGATTTCTTCTGCGCAATGGAGTTTGCCCAATGACCGAAGCATACAATAAAGACGGCGTAACAGTTTCGCTAGTTGACAACGAAGCGGTTATCATTTACCTAGAAGGCAGGCTGGCGTTGGAATTGACGCTGGTGGAATGGAAACAGATTAACGTAGCTCTGGAGGGCTTGGGAAATGAGTAAGTATAAGGTTGGTGATCGTGTGCGTATTTTGCATACGGATTACATTGACTGTGGGCTTGATGTGGGCACGATACATGAAGTTAAATATGTCAACTCATGCGGCATTGACTTGCTGGGGATTGGTCCAGAAAATAAGGACGATCCGCTTTACTTTACGCACTGGGAGGTTGAGCCAGCACCACCATCCAGCTTCGAGATCGGAAAAACCTACAAGACGCGAGAACACGGCGAATATACCTGCATCCACGTCGCAGACAACGGCAAGGCTTGGCTTGCGTTTGACGATTCGCCTGCGTATGTTTGGGATGATGATGGGAAGTCAATCAGCTTGACGCCTGAGTGGGATGTGGTTTGGGAGCCTGTTACAGAAACAGTATCCGAGGATGTTGAAATCGCAGGCCGAAACGTAACCATTGAATATACGCTGGTTGACGGCGTTGCGGATATGGGTACGGTTAAGGTGCGATGATACTAGACCCCGCTGGGAAACTGGCGGGGTTTCAATATCGGAACATACTACAGGTTATCGCGTGCAAGCCGGAGTAATGTTACGGTTTTGCTACACTGCATCCCATCGGAATCCTCCATCTAGGTCTATAACAGCATCGAATAATGGGTCCAACTGGTCATCATGCTTACCGTTTGGAAACTGGGATGATTCAGCAATCAACCCCGGAACCCAATCAGCAGAACGCGGCAAGTAAACATTACCAACCTGCAACTGAGGGGCTGCGTCCATAGCGCGGGTTTTTTTATCAATCAACCGCTTGATGCCAAGGATGGGAATGCGCTCCCTAGCAAGCGTCTGGATTAGCCCTGTGCCGCTGACCTTATCCTCGACCATCATTGCCCTAAGCTGGCCGTGTATGGCCGTGTCTGAGGCCTTATGCTTAGACCAGAACCCTCTCGCGACTTTGATCAACTCAGGCGCTTCCCATTTTCCGCGCAACTGGTCGATCAGATACTTAGCCCCGGTTCCGTCATCCCCCCAGCATTGGAAAACCGAGTAGTCATTATTCTCTTTTGTCTTTTGCGCGGTGTCAGCGTAAATCTTGCGCCATTTAAGCTTTGGTAGAATATCCCAGTATTTATACCAGATGTCCTTAAGGATACCCCCGCCAATAGGTGCTGGTATCTGCATGTATTGACCTGCGAATACGTAGGCGTTAGCGGCCTCCATACGACGCAGAGTGCTGATTGAAAAGTTGCTATTGGCCTCCCAGAAGCTAGAGCCATCATCCGCAATAGCCGGGATGCGCACGACAGTCCAAGGCTCACCGTTTCCGCCAGCCTCTAGGAATCCGGCTAAATCCTCCTCGTGCAATCGCTGCATGATAACGATGATAGGCGTTTCATTGCTGTTCTTGCGGTTCTCTAGTGTGTTCTGAAACCATGATAGGGTTGATTGCCGCATGGTGTCAGACGTTGCATCCATAGGCTTGTGAGGGTCATCTACAATGATAGCCCCGCCAAACTCAGGGCGCATCTTGCCCGCGCCAAATCCAGTAATACCGCCGCCCGTGCCTACAGCCTTAACTGCGCCGCCTTCGTCGGTCTTAAAGAAGTCCTTTGCGTTACTGTCACGCCGGAATGATATCGGGCCGAATATTTCTTCATAGGACTCATGCTGCATAATGTTCCGGGTTTCGGATACGTTTGCAGTTGCGAGGTCCATTGAGTAGCTGGCGTGAATAAATTCTGAATCAGGCCAGTTGCCCATGCAGAATGAAATGAAGTTCTTAACCGCTAATTCCGTCTTGCCTGATCGCGGTGGGATATTAATAATCAACCGCCGCACTTGTCCGACGATCACACGCTCAAGCGCGGAACAAACCGTCTTATGATGTTCCGCTGGCAGGAAATCCATCCCGCGCCGTTGCTTAAACATGTATTGGGAATACGCTAACAGGTCCGTCCTATAAAGCGCAATAGCTTCAGGTGTCAGCGCCATGCTTGCGTTTCAATGCCTCCAATACGGCTTCGGATTCAGCACCGCGCGGACTCATCGAGCCATCGCTACTTAGGAGGTCAAGCTGCTGCCCCGCCTTCCCATAATACCTATCCATAGCATCTCGCGTAAGGTTCAACACTTGCGGGTGCTTCAATAACTCAAGGCGCTGTTCATCGGAATAATCCTCAGTAATTTTTTCCAGAGAGTCGAGCCACCAAGTATGAATAATCTCAGCCTTCTCAGCATTCCTGCGACGTTTAGCCCAAGCCTCAGTCGTATTTCCGCGCGGATTGCCGGATTCGCCCTTAGCAAAGGGGCGCAGGTTGGCTAGGCTTTTTTCGGATGGGTTACTCATAACAGCCTGTATTTCTCCACGTATCGCCAGTAAACTGTGTTGCGGGCGATACCTATTTCCGTTGCGCCGTCATTATACACCACCTCAGCCAGTAGGCCAATGCAGGGGCAATTGCCGCCGTTGTGTTTTGTCCAAGCCATCTTCAAAACCCCAAATAAACAGGAACGCAAATCGAGCCTGTTGTGTTGTCGTTAACGTATGCCGAGTATGCCTGCCCATTAACAGTCACAATCACATTCTCAGACGCATTACCCGGCCCCTTGATAACCTGCACTGTTGCACTCTCAACCTGATATGTCTCATCATTAGGCCCCGCATCCAGCCTATTCTCATACTGCACCAGATACTCACACTCAGGCGTCCGTGAGACTGTCGTGGTGCCGTCTAGCTGCCACATGGTGAATAGGAGTTCAATCATACTTACTCTTAACCTCCAGTTGATCAAACCACCGTTCGCAATGCTCTAGGGCTGCTTCTGTGGCGAATGTGTCATGCTCGCGTATGGCGCGGCGCAATCGGTTTAGGTCGGATAGCATGGTTGCGGTGCGGGCTGCTGTTACGAATGGGCGGCGTGACAGGTGCGCATATTGCTCTGGCGGTGTATCGTCAATATATACAGGGGCTGGCATCTCACCCCATAGGATTGGGTCTATGGCTTCAGACATCTCAATATTGCCTCCCCATTAGAATCTGCAACACCGTAGAACACGCCATGTCCATTAGTCAATCTGCAAGCATGTTTTGGTGTTGCTCCAGTGACTTTATATTCCAGAATACACCTTTCTGCCGCGAGATTATAGAAGTAATCATCTTCTGGAGATTCATCCCAATTAAGCGGCTCTAGCGCATATGGAAAATCACTTAGAACAGGATTAACTGTGCATCTTTCTCCTATGGCTTCCTGCATATCGTAAATCCCTTCACTGATTGCCCGTCGCAATACATAACCCCATCGCGCAACTCCAACCTATCCGCCGACTTAACATGCTTTGCCGTCTTTGCAGTCCATCCCCGATAGATCAGGATTGTGTGGCCGGATGCGATGGAGTCTACTGCGAAGTTATAAGTCTTGTGCATCCCATAGCCTCCGTTTCGATAAGACTCTTACCTGACCTTCCACACGTATAAGCCTGCAATCCGATTCCGTCAAGCCCATTCTTTTGATGTAATCGCGTGCTTGGGTTACTGAGTCGGGGTGATCTCCGCAAGCGTATAGAACGAAGCCAGAGGGGATCACGCCCCCACCCTAAGCTTAGTATACCCCTGCACGTTAGCCGCTTTAGGTGTTCCGCCAGTAGTAGGCGGTTCAGGCGGGTTATTACTACCAGTCGCCCAAATCATATGCGAGATGCCGAAGTAAGGATGCGCCCACAATTCTTCACGGTCGCCAATGCTGGTTAGGCTGGGTTGCGCATGATGCCACGGGTCTTGCGGCTTAGGGCGTCGGTCGTTTAGGTTGATTACGTTATCCATTCACCCGCCCCCACATAATCAACCATGGCCCGATCTGCAACGAATGTCGCCAACCGTAGTATTGCATTGGCTCATACTCAAATCTCCATTCAGGCATATAGACTGCACGCATATTAGTCATACTCCCTATCCTCCTCTACCATTTCCAGCAGCCACATCCCATGATGCGTAATCTGCAACCGTTGCGTATCCCCGTCCAATACACACGTTACTAACCCCCGGTCAAGCGCCTTGTGAATCGTCGCCTTGCAGTTACCAGTCGAGTCATAACCAAGACGGCGGGCTAATAACCTGCATTGTTGACCGCCCCAATATAGCGTCTCTGAGTCAGCCAGTAGCTTCAGCACTACAAGCTCATCGCGATCTAGGATAACATCCGTGTTAACCCATGGAGGGCGGATATTGGATGTTTGAACCGTTTGAAGGTCTTTCTGCCATTGGTATGTCAGGCAGGCTAGGTAGGTTTCTTGGGTTTGGTCGTTGGGGTTGGGTGGGGTGAAGAGGTCACTCATCTCCGCAATTCCTTGAGCATATCAAATATTTTAGCCCCTTGAACGCGCTTACTCATAAAGTCGTTAAAAGATACAGGAATGAATGTTCGATCTGTCGTTGGCTTCAATGTAAACACAAAATTATGATAATACGGCGCGTGTTCTTCTCTGCCACACTGAAGGCAAATTCTCATATCTCCATGATGTTCATGTGTTGCGATGTATAGATGTTTGCATGAATGCTGAATATCCTCTGTGATGGATTTTAGCTTTTCCTCTGCTTTATCCACTATCTCAGATTGTTTAGCAATTTTCTTTGAAATAAAGTTACTATCCACGTAGTCACCTCCTGTTATTTACACCCACCCGCATATCATATCGGCAGCATCACGCCAACCCCCTAAAATATCGCCGTACAGCGCAAACTAATATTTACCTACCGCGTAACTGCCCGCTGCAGAGTCACCCCATACGGCGGGCTAAAATAGGGGCGTGCGCTGATTATAGAGCATCTCCTTTGCGGGAGCGGATGGCGTCTGCTACGGTTAACGCCGCTAAAGCCATGCCATCAAATACATGGGCTTCCTCTGACGCATTTTTTGCCCAAGCCGCATCACGTCTCTTGCCCCATTGTGTCGCCATGTTGTCGGCCTTGTCGGCTTCCGCCTCCACCGCCTTCGCCACGGCGGCTTGCACGGCGGCGGTGTGGTCGGCGAGGGTGATAAGCTGGCCAGAGCGGTAGGCGTTCCAGAGTGCCGCGATCATATTGCCGTCATGGCGATTGTCGAAGTTGCCAGAGTCGCCGTGACTGCAATGTGTCAGGTCGCGGAAATACTCCATGAAATAGCGACCTTCTTCATGCAGGTCTTCATCTGTGGTCTTCGCGGTCAACTCAGCCAGCCGCGCGGCTAGGGCGGGATCGGGGGTGGGGGTCATTTGCGGCTCCGGTTCTGCTTGCGGGCCGCTTTGATCTTGATGCGGTCCTTTGTGGCTTTGCGCCGCGGCTTGCCTATATTGTTTGCCGCTCTCCATCTGTGGCATGGCGTTTCAACAGACGTCCATCCGACCAAAGCTGCCAATCCTAAGCCAGATGCGATTAGTGGAAAGTCACTCGGGTCCATCACTCCCCCTTCCGCGCGAACGGTGCGAGGGCGGCGAGACCATGAACCTGATCACCTTCGACCCATAGGCGGTAAAGCATGGCGATTGTCTGCCGGATTTCACCGATGACGTTTTCAGGGGTTTCGCGCCCCTCTGCACAGTGAATTGCCGCTTTGACGACTTCGCCAGCTTCCTCGGCTACCTTGCTGATAACATAGTTAGGCTGCGGAAACTTGGTCATCGCCCTCGTGGCTTCGGCCTTGGCTTCGGCAATCAGTTGGTCGAAGCTATCCAGTGCCACCGCCCCTAGTGGGCTGGCGGAGTGCAGAGCGGAGAGGATGGCTGCGTCGTAATGCGCTTGGGCTGCGGCTTGGGCGAGTTCGAGGCTGGGCGCTTTTCTCCAGAACATAGCCCTGTGAAAAGACCAGCCATCATCCATAGCATGATACGTCGCATTTGTGACACCGCCACCGAGAAAGCCGCCTTCACCCAAGTCTGGGTTCTCCACCCACTCCAGCGGCTTCACCCCCACAGCGCGGGCCTCTGCTGCGTCCTGCTCAACCTGCGCCATGTCGTTGATTGTGGCGTCAATCCAGTCGGCTTTCAGGTTGATGTTAGCCTCTGCTGCGTCGAGGGCGGCGCGAAGATGTGTGTTATCTGCACGCAGCTTTTCAATTTCAGACATTGATTGCCGAGACGTTCCGTTTGATTCACCCACGGTCTTGCCCTCCTTCGAGAATGGCGCGGATCATTGTGCATCCGCGATGGTCGGAAAACGCCAGCAACGTCTCCAACTGCGAAACGCTTACAATGCGAAAATCGTCCCATTTCTCCACCACCCGCGTATCCGGCGATGCGGGGCGGGCGGCGAGGGCAAAAACGACTTCCTGTTCAATCAGATCAGAGTTCGACCATTTGTTGCCATCCTGATCTTCGGCGGTCATGTTTAACTCGCGAATGTTATCCAGCGCCGCTTCCAGCCCCGCCACATAGTCGGCAGCGGGGGGCGGCAGGTCGGCACGGGTCATTCGTCTTCACCAAGCTTGATGCCCTCACAACCCTGCTCAACAGCTTCGTTGATCACAGCATCGAGCATCAGGTGGACAGGGTTCGAGCCTTCGCCATCTTCGCGGTCCAGTTCAGCAAGCACAGCATCTGAAAACACCTTGGTGTTGGTGACACGGCTGCCTTCAGGCATGTCATCCATGATCGTCACCGCATGGCGCAGATATGACCGGGGGATTTTAATTGTAATATCGCCCGCCGCATTTTGGGCGAACGTGATGGATTTTACTTCGGCGCTCATGTCGTGGGTTCCTTGTCGGGTGCACGGATGCTGACATTCCAGCTTTCCATGACGTATGGTTGTTGGCCTTCAACGGTCAGCAATTCGTGCATCAACTCTGCGCAAATGAACGCCATTGCCGCCGATTGTTCTTTGAAGGCCGGGATGTTCTCTAATCGGTTCTCCCGCTCATCAAACACGCGCCACTCTCCCGGCCCGCCTCGAAGCCGAAACAAACGGCCATCTTCTCTGCGCACAATATCCCAATGGCCGTAGTTGCGACGGACAACTGAAAAACCTTGAGGCATTATGTAGGTTCCTTGTCGGTTGTGAGGGCGGCGCGGGCTTTGTCCCAAGTCCTGTCAACTCGGTCGCGGTAAAGTTCGCCGCCAAAGGGTGCATAGTTGTCGTTCAGGTCCATCAACGATTGCAGCGCCTCGGTCAGTGCGGCAATGCGACGGGTGGCGGCGGTGAGTTCGACGTCTTGATGTGCAAGCTTCACCAACTGGCTATTATAGTTTTCGCACAGCTCAACGTTGAGTGCCGTCATCCGCGCCACCTCCGCATCACGCTCGGCAAGCTGGGTGGTGAGGGTCGTAATCATGTCGGCGGCGGCAAATTCCATATCGCCATCATCCCATGTGGACCGCAGATGCTGCCCTCGGATGCGTAGTCGCGCCACCATCTCCGCCACCACCTCTGCCGTCAGGGGCGCGGTATTATTCGTATTCATCATTCCCTCCTATCATCTCTATCAGCCAATGCAGGCGCGTAAATTACCAGTAGCACGATAACAACACAGGATGCAAGCCCTAATGTTGTGGCGATTATGTCTAGCATCAGACCCGGCCTCCTACACGCCATACCTTGAATGTGTTTTGCTTGTCAATCCGTGGCTGGTGATCCGCATATTCTTCAAGGCTTTCCCAAACCTTTACGTTGCTTGCGATCTGTGAAATCAAAGCCGCTGCAACATTTGCAGGCTGTTGACCAAGAAATGTTACCACCAGAGATCCGCCGCATAAAGAGACATCATGCGCATTTGGGCAGAGTTCTTTGACTTTTGCGGCGAATGCTTTGTTCAGGTCTTGGCGGGTCATCTGCGTTACTCCATCGCGTTTCGTTACCTAAACACTACATCACCCGCAATACCAAGTCAACGCCTATTTGACAAATTATTTAGATGTGGGCCGTTGCTAGCTTGAGCAATTATTCAGGTGGTGGGCAAATGTTCATGGTTCGTGCGTGGGAATACGTTTGAGCCGTCCATCACTTGGCCTCGTTGTAGAAGTCGTCAGGATTGTGCATGTCGCCATTGCCATCCTTGATCTGTGCAACATCAGCAAAGTGCAGCCTGTCCAGCATCCCGCACACGTCGATGCGCACCAACGCCACATCAACTCCGATGTCATACACGGGCCACCACCACTCCTTATTGCCCCATTTTCTAATAAAAAGCGGCGGTTGAAGCGCGTTGATTTTGTCGATCAGCAAAATGTCATCACTCATTGACTATCCTCCATCTGCGCCTGCTTAGTCATATCGTCCGGCGTAACCGTAAACCAAACCAGCGCGAACATCAGCAGGCTGCAGGCGATCACCTCATAGGCAAACCTGCGCATTTGGTTGCGGCGGTAGATGTAGGATGGGGGTGGGGGTGGGGGTGGGGCGGTGCGGGTCATGATGTGGCCTCAATCCATTGGTTCATAGTCATACGGTTGAAGTGTGGGACCATAACGCTGCTGGGTGTATAGGTGTCATCTGGAAACCCCGGCAGGATGGCGAAGTAAAAGTAACCATATCCCTTTACAAGCTCAATGCCTTTGTCTGCGATGGCTGCGTTTACTTTTGCGATTGTCATAGCGTGTTCTCCTCTGTTGCTATGGTTATTGCATGATTCTGCCCACGCTGTCAACGCATAAATTCAGAACCACGTCCCCTTGACCGAGATAATTCCTCATACCAAAACCTCACACGCGGCGGCTCATTGAAAATACAGATCGCATCTGCGTTACCGTATAGACGCTGGGCTTTTCGTATGGTGCGCCCTGACTGCATGGCAGTATCAATGACGAGCGGCGTTCCTGCTGATATGCAGCGATATGGCACAAACGGTATGCCAAGGTAGTGGCTGGCGTAAACGGCTGCAATCGCACCAGACCTTCCGGGGCCAGTCACATAGTCGTAAAGGCCGAACTTGTCATATAGCTTGACGGTCAGTTCAGTTTGAAAGATGGATTCCGTGATGAGTTGTCCTGAGTATCCCACTATGCGCTCCTATGATTTTGCGCAGGTTGACATGATTCGGCGGGGGATGCAATAGTTATTTGAATATTTCATCCATATCTGGTGGAGACATTACATCTAGGAAATAGCTAGGCAACTGGGTTCCTGTAGTATAAGCCCATTCAAACGCATCTTTACCAGACTTCCTAGAGTTACAACCGGGGCAAAGTAACTGAACATTCCATTCCTCGTTTGGGCCACCCTTACATACAGGCATGATGTGGTCAACATGATATCCTGACTTGTTTAGGAACCCCTCACAGCATGGGCATCTTGCATTTTGTAAGGCCATCATTCTAGAGGCAGACAGCCTGTCTAGGAATGTGTTTGGGCTTTTCCTACTATGTTCACTCTTTGCCTTTTTAACGGTCGGCTTGCTGTGGCCTAAGTTTGTAGTTGCCCACCTAACATCCCCTCGCTTAGGTGTTTCATGGCAACGGCTATTTCGATAAAGACTCCCCTGCCAGCTTCCATATACATAATCATCACATGCGAACCTAAATGCGTCATACTCATACCCGTGCGAGTCCGCCCAATCCCTAACAGGCTTAGTCTGAACAGGCATTCCACCCATTGAATCGAAGAAATCCCTGAGATTCTTACCTATAAACCTGTTCTTTTTCTTCACTATGCGCCTCAAATTTAAATTAAAACAACACTATAGCTTAGCATGCCCATGATGCGAAGTCAAGTCGTTACAATCGTAACGCTCTGTAACGGCCTCCGTTACAGAGCAAGCCCAAGCTTTCAAAGGATTTTTTTTGACTTGTAACGATGTAACATATTTTTAGATAAAGGTATGTATATAAGGAGGGGGTACATATTTTACACGGCAAGCATATAGCCATATACAAATGGGCCACCCTCTTTTCCCCGTTTGCGTTACAAGTTACAAAGCAAAAAAACACAAGCAAAACAAAGCACTTAGCCTGTAACGCTCCGCCGCGCAAAAAGCGTTACAAGTGGGGTTGACGCGGGTTTTGCCTTAGTGTAGGGTGTGTATTTGCGAAATATGGAGGGTTGCACAGGGTGAAACTTAAGGTATTAGACCTGTTCGCAGGGGCTGGTGGGTTCACACTGGCAGGGGAGATGGCGGGTGAATATGAGACTGTGGCATTCTGCGAGATTGACAAGTATGCGCAGCGGGTGTTGCGTAAGAACTGGCCGTGGGTTCCGGTTTGGGATGATGTAAAGACGTTGCGCGCCGCAGCGGTTGGTGGTATTGACTTGATAACAGGGGGATTCCCGTGTCAGGATGTAAGCAGTGCGGGAAAACAGTTAGGGACCATTGATGGCGCAAGAAGTAGTCTATTTAGAGAAATCATTAGAATTGCCACAGAGGTTAGAGACGCCCAAGGACGATTACCTTGGCTACTCTTGGAAAATGTCGGGAACCTTATTCGAGGAGGTGATGGGCTTTGGTTTGCAGCCGTCCTGCATGGTTTGGCCGAAGTCGGGTATGATGCGGAGTGGCACATTTTACCCGCTTCCTACGTTGGTGCCTGCCATCGGCGCGAAAGAGTTTGGATTATTGCCTACCCCAGCAAGGCAAGCAATGCGGGGAACATCCCGCAACCGATATTTGGGCAGCGCTACGTTCAGGGGGAATTTAGTGGAGTGCTTGCGAACTGGCGAGACCGATCCGACATACCCACACCCTGTGTTGTTAGAGCAAATGATGGGATTCCCAATCTCACATACCGCATTGGATTGATGGGTAACGCTATTGTGCCACAGGTTGCCGCGTGCTTTATGCGGGCTATAAAGGAGGCGATGAATAAGTGAATAAACAGTTCCTAGACCACATGCGCGACGTGGGTTGCTATCCTGCGGACGTTGCAGACGTTGTTGCAGATGGCGTGATGCGGTATTATCGGCTGGATGGGGATAAGCCGGGGGTCAAGAAGGGTTCATACATTCTGACTGAGCAGTCTGATGGGTTTGCTCATGGCGGGTGCATGTCGCAGCGGGATGGGATTTGGAGCGGCTGGTCGGTTAAGTCTAGCAGAAAATCAACAGATGAGGAACGCAAGGAGTGGGCGGCGCGCAGGGAGGCAGCTAAGGCTGCACACGAGGAGGCTGAACGGGTCTTGCGGGTGCGGGCAGAAAATAAAGCCGCTGAGATGTGGTCTGAGGCTAAACCGGGTGAACATGCATATCTGACGAGGAAGGGCATCAGCGGGGTAGGAACGCGGGTGTGGCTTGATATTGACCGCATGGAGGAGTTACTGCTGGTTCCGGTTTGGAAGGCAGGCGTGATCGTCGGTCTGCAAAAGATTAGCGCCGATGGGGACAAGCTGTTTCTGCCGGGTGCGGATATGCGCGGTGGGCATTGCTGCATTGGGGATGTGGATGCTTCGGATGTGGTTTGCGTTGCCGAGGGTTATGCAACTGGGGCTAGTGTTGCTGAGGCTACGGGTTGGCCTGTGTGCGTGGCGTTCAACGCGGGCAACCTGAAGGCTGTGGTTTCGATGGTTGCGGGTATGGGTAAGCGGGTTGTGATTGCGGCTGATGATGACCGCTGGACTTGGGCTAATAAACACCGCAAGAATAAACCGGAGGTTTTACCAGAAAGGGGGGCTGCGGAATGGGAAGAATGGCGCGAGAAGGGCTGGCTGGAAAACGTAGGCAGAGTTGCGGCTGAACAGGCTGCTGCTGCTATCGGTGGCGCACAAGTGTTGCTGCCTGAGGGTGGCGGGGATTGGAATGATTATTACGTTGCGAAGGGGGTTGATGCTACACGGTTGGCATTGATGGGACCGATTGAGGTTGCGGCGGAATATGAATGGGCGGGGGATGAGGTCGGTCCTAGTTGGGATGAGGTGGCGCACCCTATTGACCGGATTATGATGGAGATTCGCCCACAGGGTTATATCGGCAAGAAATACTATTTCTTTCCGCGATCCACTGGCGACATTGAGGAGTTTCTTTACACAGAGCTAGCTGGAGATACGGCTTACTATCACTTAGCTAAGGAGTCGTTCTGGACTTCATTTTTCGATGAGCCTGCTAAGGTTGGGGGTAAGGATATTGTTAAGATGTTCAAGCCCAAGTTAATGGAAGCATGTAAGATAAAGGGTAAGTTTGATCCTGAGCGTGTGCTGTCTACTGGTGTATGGCCGGACGGAAATGGCGGCGTAGTAGCAAATATGGGTAACGCTTTGTATCTGCCGGGTTCCGGTTTTATGGACCACTCTGATTACGATTCCGAGAAGGTCTATATCAGCGCTGCTAAGTCGATTGACATTGTGGTTGATGCGCTGGGGAACGCGGATTCGGTTAAGCTGAGGTACATCTGCGAGTCACTTAGCTGGCGGTATAAGATCAGCGGATCGTTACTCGCTGGCTGGATTTATGCGTCAATTCTAAGCGGGGCGTTGCGATGGAGGCCGCATATCTTTGTGACAGGTGGCAAGGGTAGCGGCAAGACAACCGTTATGCGGGACATCATCAAGACAATCCTAAAGGGCTGGTCTAGAAATTCTGATGGGGGAACGACAGGGGCAGGGTTCCGGCGTAAGCTTGGCAACCAAGCAAGGCCAGTGGTTTCCGATGAGATGGAGACGGAAACCAAGAAACAGAGGGATACGGCTGATGACGTTTTGACGCTCGCTAGGCAGTCCAGTAGCGGCGCGGAATACGCAAACGCCTACGTTGATATCACTGTCCATAGCTGTTTCTGCTTTGGTGGTATCAACCCAAATATCAAGCAGGGTGCTGATAAGGACCGCATTACTGAGTTGGAATTGATTAAGGACCGTGGCGAGGGGTTCCGTGATAGGTGGAAGGCTAAGGAGCGGGAGATAAAGGAGACGTTTTCTGGCGATTATGGGCGTCGATTGGCTAGGCGCGCGATTGATAATGCTGGGGCATTCTTAGCTAACCTTGAGGTCTTTGAGGATGAGTTGTCAGTTATGCTTGGGGATAGCAGATCTGCAGAACAGTTTGCTCCGATGGTTGCGGGGCTGTATGGGTTGCACAGTACGGGTCTGATTACTGCTGACAGGGCGCGGGAATGGGTGCGCGAACAGGACTGGGATTTCTTCTATCAGGAAGAAGAGGGATCGGACGCGGAAAAGATGGTTTCGCACTTGCTAACCGCTATGGCTGAGTTTACGATGGGCGATAAGACCAACCGTGTCGCCGTAAGTGACCTATTGCGTTTGGTTATTGATAACGGCATGGGGGCTGAGTCTGCTAGGTTGTCGCTTGGCCGATATGGGTTAAAGGTTGACGGTGGATGGTTGGTTGTTGCAAATAGTAAGTCTAGGATTGGAGAGTTGATGCGGGATACAAGCTGGACTGTGCCTAAGAATACGCTGAGTCGGTATCATGGCGCTGAGAGTGTTGGGGCGACTAGGTTTGCGCCGGGGGTTGTAAGCCGGGGTATTCGTATTCCTCTTGGCGGCTTGATTGACGGAGTAGCCGTGGAAGAAGAATTGGCGTTTGGGGAGGGTTTTGAATGAAATATATGGGCAGCAAGGCGCGTCATGCACGGGAGTTGCTTGATATTGTGCTTGCAGATCGCAAGCCGGGGCAATGGTATGTTGAGCCGTTTGTTGGTGGCGCGAATATGATTGATAAGGTAGATGGGAATAGGATTGGCGGCGATTTCAACCCGTGGGTTTCGTGTTTGTGGCAGGCTGTGGCTGATGGATGGGTGCCGCCTGATGTGGTTACGGAGGAAGAGTATACTGCGCTGAGGTTATCTAAGAATGTTGACTCTTTGACGGCTTATGCTGGGTTTGCGCTTTCATTTGGTGGTAAGTTCTTTGGTGGGTATCGGCGTGATGTAGCTGGCACTAAAGGATGCATTGAAAATATGAAAAGCCAATCACGGCGGGCAAAGCAATCATTTACGAAACAAGCTGTTGCGCTGCAAGGCGTAAAATTTCACCACTTAAGCTACGACGAACTACACATCCCAAATCAATCAATCATCTACTGCGATCCCCCATATCAAGGAACAACTGGTTACGCGACTGGATCATTTGACCCCGATAAATTCTGGCAATGGTGCAGTGATCGCGTTAAGGACGGGCACAAGGTGTTTGTTAGTGAATATACAGCCCCTGCTGATTGGGTTAGTGTTTGGGAGAAACAAGTGAATAATACACTGACCAAGGATACAGGTAGTAAAAAAGGTGTAGAGCGGCTATTCGTTTTGCGCGGGCATGAACCTAACCTCCGTCAAAAGGATATGTTCATCGCACCACTAACACCCGCAGCACCGCAAGAGGCGTTATTTTGACACGGGCAATCAACCTATTCCCAGATCAATCAGACCACATTGCCAATTTACGCGCAGCAATGCCGCATCATAAGCGCATCTTATTTCAAGCCCCAACTGGATGGGGGAAGACTATCGGCGCGGCTTGGATGATGGCGGAGGCATCACGGAAAAATAACGGTTGCTTCTTTGTCGTGCCTCGCCGTCAGTTGCTTTCCCAGACTGCGGATTCATTGGCAAGCTATGGAGTTACATTTGGGTTCATAGCATCTGGATATAGCCCGAATCCTTTTGAACGTATTCAGCTTTGCACAAGCGGGTCTTTGGTGCGACGGCTTGATAAGTTACCGTTTACGCCTAAGATTGTGTTTATTGATGAAACCCACTACGGAGGTGCTGAGATTGATAGAATCGTGGCTCACTTTACTGCATTGGGATGCTGGATTATTGGGCTATCAGCAACGCCACTAAAGATCAATGGCCGTCACATGGCTGATTGGTATGACCACATGGTCATTGGCCCTCAAGCCAAGGATATGATGGATTTAGGGCGTCTAAGCAAATATAGATTACTTGCACCAAGTCACCCTGATTTAAGTATGATTAAGGTTAATAATGGCGAATACAATAATGTCCAACTATCTGACAGGATGGAGCAGGACTCTGCCTTAACAGGTGATATGGTTAGGCACTACAAGCAAGCGGCTATGGGGAGGCTAAACATGGCGTTTGGCGTGTCGATTAAGCACGCAGAACTCATGGCAGAGGCTTTTAATGCTGGCGGCGTTGCAAGCGCTGCTGTGCATAGCAAAATGAGTGATGATGAGATTAAACGGCGCATTAAGGCCTTTGGGCGTCGTGAACTGTTGGCCTTAGTAAGTAAGGATTTGTGTATCTTTGGATTCGATTTGTCAGCCGCCGCTGGGATGGATGTTACGGCTGAGTGCTTGACCGATGGCAGGCCAACGGAAAGCCTATGCTTGCAGCTACAGAAATGGGGCAGGGTTTTACGCAAGAAGCCAGAACCTGCAATTATTCTAGACCACGCTGGCAATTCTATTCGGCCAGACGGAACCATGAAACATGGGTATCCTGACGATATAAGATTCTGGTCTCTAGATAGGGAGGAAAAGAAAAAAGGAGAAGCTGTAGAGCGATTAATTCCCGTTCGCCAATGCCCTACTTGCTTTATGTGCCACCGCCCAACTCCATCCTGTCCCGCTTGTGGTCATGTGTATTTGATTGCGGAGCGTATTCTAGGCGAGAATGATAGTGAACTTGTTGAGGTTACGCGTGATCAACTGCAAGCGGTAGCGAAACAGGAGCGCAAGGTTCAAGGCATGGCAGATAGCTATGAGGCGCTTCTAGAGCTAGAACGTAGGCGCGGTGCAAAAAAAGGCTGGGCAGATCACGTATGGGCAAGTCGCGGCAATTCTAAGAATGGGCTAAGAGAGCGAAGGGTTAAGTGGGAGGCTGAGAGTCGTGGCAAGTGAAGCTAATATTCAGAATGATATTTGGATTGCGCTTAGTCAAGCGGGGTGCATCCTATGGCGCAACAATACTGGCGTTTTGAAGGATAAGACTGGCAGGCCGATTAAGTTTGGGTTGTGCAAGGGGTCATCAGATTTGGTGGGGATTTGTACAGATGGTAAGTTTTTGGCGGTAGAGGTTAAGAAGGATGGTGGCAGGATTCGACCGGAACAGCATGTATTCATCGCCGCAGTAAACAAGGCAGGCGGTCGCGCTGGAATAGCTAGGTCGGTTGATGAGGCTATGAAGATCGCACTTGCATAGGCAGCGCGGTTGTGTTAAGTGGATGGGATAACCGTAGGAGGGCTTGATGACACTAATAGTATACGAAGAACTTGAACAGGGGTCAGATTCTTGGTTTGACGCGCGCCGTGGCCTAATTTCAGCAAGTGAGTTGAATCTGGTTTTGACTCCAACTTTGAAGGTATCAAACAATGAAAACACACGAAAACATGTGTTTGAATTGGCTGCTCAAAGGTTGTCGGCTTATACAGAGCCTTCTTTCGTCGGGGACGCGATGCTACGCGGCTGGACCGATGAAATTCTAGCGCGTGATCGGTATAGCGCCGAGATTGCACCTGTTCTAGAAGTTGGTGGTATGTGCCGAGACTTTGGAAAGTTTAAGTTGTGGGCTAGTCCTGATGGTTTGATCGGTGATGATGAAGGGCTTGAGGTTAAAAGCCGTATGCAAAAACATCATCTAGCTACGATTGAGGCCAATGAGGTTCCATCCGAATACATGCTGCAAATTCAGGCTAACTTGCTTGTAAGTGGACGTGCAGTATGGAATTACGTTTCGTATTGTGGCGGCTGGCCGATGTGGATTATTCGGGTTGAACCTGATCCGGCTATGCAAGCGGCTATTGTTGCGGCATGTGAGTCGTTTGAGGAAAAGGTTCGGGGTGTTATCTGGACTTACAATGAACGTCTTGCTGCCTTGGGTGATAAGGTTATCATGACTGATCGGGAAATTGAGCAGGAGGTTTATCTTGGTTAAAGTAAGGGTAATCGACTTTGAAACCACAGGATTTGAGCCGCCCGCCGAGGTATGCGAGGTTGGCTATTGCGACGTTGATGTAACCGCTAAAACGGTTGCAGAACCTATGTCTTGGCTATGCGGCATCACTAGCCCAATGCCTCCAGAAACCCGCGCCGTGCATCATATCAGCGCGGAGGATTGCGATTCGTTGCCGCCGTTTGATCCTGATACAGTTGATGCAGATAATGTATGGGGTTTTGCGGCGCATAACGCTGAGTTTGAGGGAAAGTTTTTTCAATCAACCAAGCCAATGATTTGCACATACAAAGCAGCACTGCGGATTTGGCCTGATGCGCCGGGACATAGTAATGGGGTTCTATTCTATTGGCTGCTGGATCAAGGGCTAATAAAGCCTAACCTGAAAATGTGCCAACCATTCCACCGCGCTGGACCGGATGCTTATGTAACGGGTTGGCTTCTTGTAGCATTGCTAAATGCGGGCGCTAGTGGTAAGGATATGGTGGCTTGGACTAAGGAGCCTAAGCTATTGTCTAAATGTACAATAGGTAAGTTTCGTGGTGTTGCTTGGCCGGATGTAGACGCGGGGTTTCTAGGGTGGATGATGAAACAGGCTGATATGGACACCGATCTGAAATGGAATGCAGCGCGGGAAATTAAACGGAGGATGGGATAATGGGTATGGACGTGACTAAAGCAATAGAGCCTCGATCAGATCAGCAAAATTTTGACGATTTTCTGACAGGGCCAAAGACTGTAAAAATTAA